TATTTTAAAGAAAGGTTACTATGAGTGAAAATGAATTTACAATAACCCCGATGAATATCGAGCCACCTTCTAACCCTTTAGCCAATGAGTTGACAGAAATTGCAAAGGATTTTAATAATCAATATAATTTTCTTATCCTTTATGTAGATAACAAAGGGCATTTTCGTATGAAAGCAAAAGACGAAAACCGACAAAGCATATTAGAATTATTGGAAGTTACAAAAAAAACAGTTTTAGATAGTTACGCAAAAAAATGAGCCTAGGTGATTTAATAATAAAATTTTTAAAAGAAAACGGCGAAAGCACTGTCGATGATATTTTCGAGGAACTACAAGATTATACTGAAAAACACGTTATCAACAGCAGAATAGCGGTGCTCGTTAAAGAAAACAAAGTAGCCCGCCGTGATCAAGAGGGCAAAAAGAAACCTTTATTTAAGGTTGTTTTATGAGGTTTGGTAGGTAGCTTTATTTTCTCGTGCCCATTTCCTTGCATCCAAATGACTTTCAAAAAATAATTCTTGATAATTGTCAGCCCATTCATGCAAATACAGGACACCAATCAACGCATTTTCCCCAACATAGGTCAACGTGCTTTTCATACCCGTCTTTTTTTTTAACGCAAATTTTTCATTCATCGCTTTAACCATTTTTTCCTCCTGTTTCAGTACAACATTTTTGACTTAGCACGTTGATCTAGCTCGTTTAATTCTTGGTCTGTCATGTAAACTGTATTTGTGCCGTGTGAGTTTACCAATTCATAATCAATGTGGTCCATGATGGAATCTCGCTTTGTATAAAAATTACCATTAGAAAGACCAGTCAACGGGCTGTAAAAATCAAATAATCGAGCATAAAACGCTTTGTAATTATTGTTAAGTTTATGCGCAATATCTTCCCGTTTTAAAACAATTTTTATTTCCCACCGCATTCTTTCCCATACTCCGGCCACGCCGTATGTTTTTTTATTATTTTTTAAAATTAAGTCTTCGGTTAGCTTAAGAAATATATCCCAAACTTGCGGGTTTTCAAAGTGAAACTCTAAACAGTTTAGAATAATGGTTACTTCTTTAAGGCTTAGAGTGCTTTTTTTGCCGCCTTTACGAACGCAAACAAGATTGAAAAATCTTTCTAACCTTTGTCTTCTAAAAAAATCTTCTTTCCATTTTTGCATTTTTTGCTCCTTGTTTTTACTGTAATTCAATAATACTCCTACTCAATAGGTTTGTAAAGAAAAGTTTATAAAACAATATAAAACTTTACAGAGGGGTAATTTAAGAGTATAGTTATTTCATACAGTTTAAAAAGGAAAAAAAATGTTTGAAGACCAAGAAACAGCCATCGATTTAATGCAACAGCCTGCGTCTAACATTAACCAAACATGGACTGAGTTTATACGAGAGCGTTATAAACAAAAGTACATCGACGTAGCGGTTTTGGCCGGCCTGCGTGACTGTAAAAGTGCGGAGGAGCGTGAATTCTATGCCGGTGCGTTGCCGGCTCTGGAAAAAATGCATGGTGAAATTTTTGAGCAATGCCTTAAATCAGGCAAGGCTTACGAGTTGTTAGACCGCGCGTTTAATGAAAATGTAACCCCGTAAGGAAGGAGATGGAATAATGAAAATTATGGATAGGATCATTGATCCTGATGCTGAAATCGTGGTGGACGAAGGGGAACACGATACAATCTGTTCTATACGGGATTATTTGTTACATAACTCTATAACGTGGCCTAAATTAACTGTTGATCAAGCAGAAGGTATAGCCCGTTTTTATTGCAACTATTTACATGGGCAAACCACTATTTGGGCTCTTTGCCGCCATGTTTCAAGCGGCGGCATGACCAGAGTTCTTTCGTTTTTTGTTGTTAAAGATAATACCATCATATGCATCGACTGGTTTTTGCAGGATTTTTTGGGGTACAAACCGCATAAAAAAATTGACGGGCTAGTTGTTAAAGGTTGCGGTATGGACATGGGGTTTCATGTTGTTTATTCTTTGAGCCGCAAGTTATATGATGACGGCTACAGATTCAAACACAGATGGTTGTAAAGCCATGAAAGTATGCAAACGCACGGAAGTTTATTTATCTGGCAAATTTAAATATGTTCCTAACCCCAGTTTTGTCGTCACAAAACGAGATAGGCCAATAGGTAGTGAGGCGCGCTCTAAAATAACAAGTTACCAAATACGCAATTATTTACCTTGACATCGTTAAAAAAATAAGCCAAAATATCTGTGGGTACGTGTCTCCTTCGACCAACCCACTCTTTTTTACTGTATAGACCCGAGTTTACTCCTTGTTTTCTCGGGTTTTTTTTGGAGAACAATAATGGCAGGTATGAAAAAAGGTTCAGCAATGGGCGGAAAGAAAAAAGGTTCTGCGGCAGGCGGCAAGCCAATGACAATGAAACAAAAAATGGCTAAAATGAGGGCTATGAAAAAGCCTAAAAGAAGAGCCTAATTGCCCTATTTAAACAGCGACCTATACGAACAGAATATACCGCTGTTTAAGGTTTGGGTGCGCAAAGAGTTTACAAATGGATTAGAAGATACTTACAAAGGCGAGTTTATACACGCTATTGTTTGCGGGGTTAGAACAGAACCGGATAAATCTCTGGCATTTCATGTCGTTTTTACAGGCTACGAAGCAGATGATGGCGAAACACCAAATGTACATGGCGGTGCTATGTGGGCAAAAATGCCGATTGTAGCCTTAGTCGGCGACATACCGCTAGATGAATGGCCTGAACGCATGCCAACGCACGTTGTACAGCCGTGGGACTGCAGTAGTTACTATCACTCTGTAACCGCATACTCAAGGCTAAAACCTAGTCCATGGATATGTAAGGTTGATGGCAAATGGCTGTTAGGGAGATACTTTTTTACAGTCGATTATGCGCAGTCAACAGTGGCAGAAGACCCCGCTCAGCACAAACAAAGCCACATCGTGGTTTTAACAGAGGGCGAACACAAGGGCAATGTTGTTGCTGTACCTAATAATAGGGTGCGCGTTACATCGCCGGCGTACTGGCTCACAGGAGAGGGTGCGCCTGATTTTAAACCTAACAACCATTCATACTGTGCAGAGCAAGATGACAGCTACACAGACCCCGAAGTAACTTTTAATAATTTGTACGCAGAGGAAAAAAATGCAAACTCTAAAAAAAGATGATGTAGCAAAAATGCAGGCATATTTGTTAAGCAAAAACCCCGTACCAGTTGATAAAAAAGTTGCGTATGGTCCAAAACCTAAGAAAAGTGCAAAAAATGGCAAGAAAGTTTCAAAAAGTCAGCAAAAGTAAAAAAGGCGTGCCTCTTGTTTATCTAAAAGGTTCGAAAAACAAAAAAGCATCAGAAAAAGAAATCCTTTCTACACAAAAAAAGTATAAGGAAGGCAAGCTAACGATCGCCGAAATGAATAAAATTGCAAAAAAAAGGATAAAAAGTGGCACGAAAAACTACAAAAAAGGCTTCAAAGGGAACAAAAAGTAGTAGTATCGCTTCATATAGCAAAAAATACGGCATTCCCAAATCAACGTTAGAGAAGGTCTACCGCCGTGGTATGGGCGCTTATTACAGTTCAGGAAGCCGCGCAGGCACATCGCCGCAACAATGGGCTATGGGCAGAGTGAAAAGTTTTGCAACCGGCAAAGGCGGCGCACGCAAAGCAGATGCGGATTTACTGGGGAAAGGTAAAAAGAAAAGTGGCTCTAAGAATAAGAAAAAAGCATAAAAACCCCTCTGGGGGGTTGTCGGCCGCCGGACGTAAATATTACAACAACAAAACGGGTGGTAATTTAAAACCGCCGGTGAGCGCAAAACAAGCAAAAAAAAGTAAAAAAGCCGCCGCAAGACGCAAATCTTTTTGTGCTAGAATGAAGGGAATGAAAAAAAAGTTGACAAGTAGCAAAACAGCTAACGATCCGGATAGTAGAATTAACAAAGCGTTAAGAAAGTGGGATTGTTGATGACCAATGCAGATTGGAAGTATTTAGACGATTTAATAAACGATCGTGTTGACTTGCGGTATGGCAACAGAATACACAAAAGCGACACATGGTTGACTAAACGTTTCATGCATGAACGAATGACGGCGCATGCAAAATACTCAGGACACCTTAATTGGAAAGTTATCAACGCGTTAGTGCATTAATGAAAATAGAACAAATAAAAGTTGAAAGCCTTATACCTTATGCGAACAATGCTAGAGAGCATTCAGACGAACAGGTTGAGCAGATAGCGGCATCAATTAAAAAGTTTAAATTTAACAACCCCGTGCTTGTTGATAAAGAAAGCGGAATTTTAGCAGGCCACGGCAGGGTTTTAGCGGCAAAAAAATTAGGATTAGACACAGTACCTTGTATCAGGTTAGATCATTTGACCGACGTTGAAAAAAAGGCTTACATCTTAGCTGACAACCAAATAGCGTTAAATGGTTCGTACAATTACGATATAGTTACTAAGGAACTGCAGGAGTTAGCAAGTTTAGAATTTGATACAGCTTTAACTGGTTTTGATTTAGAAGAACTAACAGTCAAACCTATGGATTACAGCGTTCTTGATGAAGCTGATGACGTTAAGCTACAAGAACTAGAAAGGTCGGCCAGACGGGCTATAGAAATTACTTTTACTGTGGAAGATTACCCAAAGGCTTACGAAGTGTTATCGTTTGCTAAAAGTCAGGATGATAATTTAGGTATGACGATTGTGGAGTTTTTACAAGAAAAATACCAACAATGACCTACAGAATAGCAATCCCGAGCATATCAAGAAGCGAAACGATTGTTAAAAAAACGTTGGGGTACTTATCCAAAACAGATATAGATTTTAGCAAGATTGATGTATTTTTAAGCGACCCAGAAGAAAAGGCCGCCTACGAAAAAAGCCTTGCCCCTTTCAATGTAAATATAATTACAACGGGCAAAAAACACGTCAACACACAAAGGAACTTTATAGTTGATTACTATGAGGAAGGCACAAACATAGTAGGAATTGATGACGACATTAATGCTGTGGTGCAAAAAGTAGATGATAAGTCTACTAAGTTATTGATTGAGTTGGATAAATTTATAAAAGAGGCGTTTAAAACAACAGAACAACACAAGGCAAAAATATGGGGAATCAACCCTGTAAACAACCCTTATTTTTTAAAACAAAACATTTCAACAAATTTAAAGTACATCGTGGCTTGTTTTTATGGGTGGATAAATGCTCATGAAAAATTTGCATACGTTTCAACCGAACCGGAGTATGGGAAAGAGGATTTTGAACGCTCTATTAGGTATTATCTAGCACATAACAAGGTGGTCAGATATAACTACATAGCGCCGGACACAAAGTATTATTCTGAATCTGGAGGAATACAAAATTACAGAACAGTAGAATATGAAGAAAAGGCGGTTCAATGGTTGTTGAAAACATTTCCGTTGCACTGCAAAAGAAAAAACGCCAAGGGTAAATATCCGGAAGTGCGATTGCATGACCAGACAAAGAACTTGCCCAAGTTAAAGATATGAATATTATCGAACTTGAAAGTCAAAAATACCCAGAAAAATTTGGCACAAAGGTTAAAAAACTAGAGGCAAACATCGCAGAAACTAGCATCTTTATGAAAGACGATGCGCCTGTGGGGTTTTATATAAATGATTTACCACCGAATATAACCAATTTAATTGCTATAGCTGATACTGAACTCAGGTCGGCTAATGTACCTAAAACTAAAATGAACAGAGGTACACGCAAACAAGCCATAGCAAAAGGAGAAGAATGGGTTGAACAGTACAGCGTTGTATTAGGAGCGGCGGTGCCAAGAGCGCACATGAGAAGAAACTACGCTAGAACTACAACAATACATGGATTAAAAAGCGCCCAACCTTTTGTAAAGGCTATGTTGTTACTGTGTAGGGCGGGGGAGAAACTTATAGAAAAGTATATGCCCGAGCAATACAGCAAGCAAAAACAATTAGTGAAAGAAAATGTACCGGAACGACTGGGTTTAACAGAATTATTTTCAAGCAGTATATCAAATTACAACATCGCCGCGCCTTATCATCAAGACAGGGGTAATTTAAAAGGCTGTGTTAATTTGATTTTTTCAGTAAAAAAAAAGGTATTAGGAGCGCATTTACACGTTCCCGAATATGGTTTAGTTATTGAAAACAGCGATAATTCCTTACTGGTTTATCCGGCTTATGCTAATATGCACGGGGTAACGCCTATTAATTCAGTAAATTTAGGCGGTTATAGGAACAGTTTAGTTTTTTACACAATCAATGGATTGCAAAAATTTATGTAATTTACCGGAGTTATAAAAATGGCAAATGCAAGCAGAGGAAGACCTGCCCATGTGCCGACTACCGAAAAAAGAACAATGGCAAGAACGTTGTCGGCGGTTGGGGTTACGCATGAGGATATAGCAAGCAAGATGGACATATCAGCCGACACGCTGACAAAGTACTACAAAAAAGAACTAGATGACGGGCGTATAGATGCTAATGCGCAAATCGCTAAAAGCCTTTTTGACCAAGCAAAAAACGGCAACACATCAGCCCAAATGTTTTGGCTCAAGACCAGAGCAGGCTGGAAAGAAAGACAGGTTAATGAGCTTGTAGGGGCAAATGGCGACCCAATAGAAATAACGACAAGCATAGAAGTAGTTGGAGTGGAGGTAGACTAATTAGCAAGTTCGCCTTACGGATTCCAAAAAAGTTGCTCCCGATATTTAAACCAAAACGACACAAGGTTTTGTACGGCGGGCGGGGAAGTGGTAAATCATGGACGATTGCTCGTGCAATTATCGCTATGTGTGCGGAACGGCCTTTACGGGTGTTATGTGCTAGGGAAACTCAAAAATCAATACAAGAATCGGTTCACCGGTTATTGAAAGACCAAATAGGTTACATGGGGTTGCACAATGCGTTTGAAGCACAAGAACAAAAAATACTGGGCAGAAACGGCTCGGAGATAACGTTCATTGGTATACGGCAACAAGGGGTAGCCAATTTAAAAAGTTTAGAAGGAACAGATATTTGTTGGGTCGAAGAAGCTCAAGTTGTAACGAATAAATCGTGGGATATTTTAATCCCAACAATACGAAAAGACGGCAGTCAGATTTGGCTTTCTTTTAACCCTGAACTAGACACTGACCCAACGTATCAGCGTTTTGTTGAAACCCCCCCTGAGGATAGTTGGGTTGTACAGGTCAATTATGATGACAACCCATTTTTTCCGGTTGAGTTAGAAAAAGAACGCAAACAATGGAAAGTACGCGACCCCGTAGGTTATTTAACAGTCTGGGAAGGTAAATGCCGGCCAACTGTAGAAGGCGCAATCTATACCCAAGAAATACAAGACGTCATATCAGAGGGCAGAATACGCAACGTCCCGTATGACCCACAGTTGCTAGTACACACTGTGTGGGATTTAGGGTGGAATGACAACATGGCGATCATAATGGTTCAAGTGGCCGCTTCAGAGTTACGGATTATTGATTTTATAGAGGACAGCCACAGAACCTTAGAAAGCTACATAAAAGAACTAGAAACAAGAGATTGGAACTGGGGTACAGATTATCTGCCTCACGATGCTACTCATAAAGATTTTAAACACGGCAAAAGCACCGAGGAAATGCTACGCGGCATGGGTAGAGATGTTTTTACTTTAGGTCGCATGGACGTTGAACAGGGTATAATGAAGACTCGCATGGTTATGCCGAGGATTTGGTTTGATAAAGAAAAGACCAAAGACTTAGTAAACCATATAAAAAGATACCGCAGAACAATTAACAGCGCGGGCGAACCTTCAAGCCCAATGCATGACGAACACAGCCACGCCGCCGATTGTTTAAGGTATCTATGTACCAGTTGCGAGTTTATGACCAACGAAAACTGGGGTCATTTACCGCAACCTAACCATAGGTGGGTTGTATGATACTAGAAAAACAAGGGTTAAACCCTCAAAAACGTATAGATGAACTAGAAAAACGCATAGAAGCGTTGGAGCAACTACTGAATGAACGAAAACAAACTAAAAACAATAGTTCAAGCCGAACTGGACTCAGCAATCGGGTACATAGAAAGTGAGACAACAACCGAAAGACGTAAGTCTTTAGAAGCGTATCTCAGAAGACCCTACGGCACAGAAGTAGAAGGTCGTAGCACGATTGTAACCGGCGAAGTTGCCGAGGCCGTTGATGGGGCTATGCCACATTTGATGCGTATTTTTGCTAGTAGCGAGAATGCAGTTAAGTTTGAGGCCAGAAACCCGCAAGGCGTACAGATTGCCGAGCAAATTACAGATTATTGTAACTGGGTGTTTTATACCCAAAACGAAGGTTTTGACATACTACACGAAACCATGAAAACTGCGCTCACGCAGAAAGTGGGTATTTTCAAAGCCTATTACGAAGAAAAAGAACACGCCAACACCGAAACTTATGAGTCGTTAACCGAAGAAGAAATGACTATGTTATTGGCTGATGAGACAAGAGAAGTGGTCAGCCAAGAGATAACAGAAGAAATTATACAAAACGAACTGGGCGAAGCAATCACGAAACGAAACTTTGCTGTTGAGGTTAGAAAAAAGACAACCACAGGAAAAATTGTAGTTGAGTCGTTGCCGCCGGAAGAGTTTTTAATAAGCAAAAAAGGCAAAACCATAGCCGACAGCCCTTTTTGCGCGCATAGAAAATTAATCACAAGAACAGATTTAGTTGCATTAGGTTTTGACCCAGAAGTTGTAGAAACCTTACCCGCGTATGATGAGTTATCTTATACACCGGAAAGAGTGAGCAGATTTTCAGAGGGCGAACAACCAAACGACATGGAATCGCTAGATAAATCCATGGAAGAAATAGAAGTGTTTGAATGTTATTTGTTCACCGACTTCAACGATGACGGCATAGCCGAAAGGCGCAAAGTTGTTTATTCAGGTAACGAAGTATTATCCAACGAAGAAATAGACTTTAACCCGTTCCATGCTATTTGCCCTTACCCATTGCCGCATAAGTTTTTCGGTCAATCATTGGCTGATAGGTCAATGGACATACAAGAACAAAAAACCGCAATAACAAGGGCGATTTTAGATTCGCTCTATTTGTCGCTTGCTCCTAGGGTTGGAGTTGTTGAAGGACAGGCAAATTTAGATGATTTACTAAACGTTACCGCGGGAGGGGTTGTAAGATTAAAGAATCCAAACGCAATCGTGCCAATGACTGTCCCGCAGTTGGCAAATCAAGCATTCCCAATGTTAGAGTATTTAGACGCAGTACAAGGGAAAAGAACAGGTATAAGCGATGCGATGCAAGGTTTGGCTCCAGATGTATTACAGAATGTAACAGCCGCCGCCATTGCCGCATCTACCAACGCCGCTACTGGCAAGATTGAACTGATAGCCCGTATATTTGCAGAAACAGGCATCAAGAGTCTATTCAAGGGCATTTTGCACCTTGCCTGCAAATACGACAGCAAACCACAAATTATACGGATGCGGGGTAAATACATTAATGTAGATCCTAGTTTATGGGACACTCAATATGATGTATTAGTAAATGTTGGGTTAGGTACGGGTGATCAGAAACAACAAATGTCTATATTGCAGATGGTCATGCAGAAACAAGAAGAAATACTAAAAATGTTCGGCCCAAATAATCCCCTGGTCAGCGTTGGTCAATATCGGGAGACTTTAGCAAAGTTTATAGAAACGTCTGGGTTTAAGGATACCAAACAATTCTTCCGCGAAATCACTCCAGAACAAGATCAAATGCTTGCTCAGCAGGGGCAACAAAAGAAACAAGATCCGGTGGTCAGCGCGGCGATGGCTCAAGCCCAGGCTCAAATCGCGATCGACAAACAAAAGGCAGAGGCTGATATTGCTATCAAACAACGCAAGATGGAAGCAGATATTCAGTTACAGCGTGAAAAGATGATGCAAGAGTTGGAGTTAAAGAAACAGGAATTTTTGGCAGAAGCACAAATCAAAGCGACAAAAGTATCCAACGATATGACCGGAAACACGGAGATTCCTAACTGATGTTGATGCGAGAAGAAGAAGAGTTTAACTTAGGTGATTATGCCCAGAAAGTTGGCGATGCGCTAGGTAAAACAGCTTACACTGTTGGCCGCGGTATTCCTCAGATTGGAACCGGAATGATTGATTTGCTCGGGTTGCCATTCACTATGAGCGGTATTGTAAAACCTGAAAACGTTGTAGGTTCCACAGATTACGCAACAAAGCTCGGTTTATTACCTGAGCAATCTAAAGGAATATTCGGGGAAAGTTCAGCGGGCGACTTTTCAGACGCGTTATTAAGTAGTGTAACTCCAACGGCAGCGGCGAAAACAGCAATACTAAGTGTTGCTCCATTTTTTCCGCAAATCAAAGATTACGTGCAACAAATCGCTAGTCAAGGGAAAAATATATTTCAGCAAGGAGCTGATTTGTCAAAAGACATCAACGAGCCGATGCTTTCCAAGATGTATGGTAAAGGCGGTGGTGGTGGTTTGTTGAGCAACTTTGATGATATAGATGAACTTGGATATTACTCACCAACACTACGTTCGGTAGAAAACATAAACCAACCCTCCGGCACAGGCGAGCAGTTTTTAAGCATGCTTAAAAAAGATGCAAACGTGAAACAAGAGGAATTGGAATGGATTGGTTTGCCTGACTTTTTGACAAGAAAAAAACAGTTCACTAAAGAAGAGGTCATGGATTTTGTAAAGGACAATACTATAAATTTAAAAAGAGAACAGTTAGTTGAAGGAGTGGAGGTACCCCACGAAACCGGGTATCCAGATTTAACTTTTAATCAAAAGGACGTGGAAACAGCTCCTGGTTTTAAAGTTTATGGTTACAGAATGGATCCTTCAGACAATTATCCCACGGGTGATAAACAAGCTGAGGTAATAGCTCAAACGCAAATGGAGGGTCATTTTGATGTGCCTCCAGATTTTATGGGAGTTGACGTAGATGATGAAAGTGGAACTTATGGTTTGGCTCATTTGCGGTTTACAGATCGAGTAGTTGATGAGTTTCCAAATGAAAAAGCATTATTCGTGGAAGAAATACAATCTGATTTTCATAAATCAGCACGAGGGCAAAAAGGCGCATATCAAAGTCAAAAAGCAACCTTAACTAGCAAAGAATCAGCGATAGACGAGGCTCTTTATGAATTTGATATGCTACAAGACGAAATAAAAGCACAACAAAAAGAAAATATGGCGAGGCCGCCATTCTCCAAAGAAAAATACGATGCTGATACAATAAGCCTTCAAGAAAACTTTGTTGAGCAAAACAAAGACATTGTTGTTTCAACCTTAAAAGAAGCGATTAACTCGCAAACATTTGACGCTACAGATACTGACAAAGAAGTTATTAAAAAAATGGTAAACAAGTTATCAAAAAAAGATATAACGCCAAAAGAAATTTTGGACTTGGGAAATTTAAAGAACAACAGTCAGGCCGAGAATGATGTTTTAGCCGGTTTTATGCAACCCCTCATGCCATATGAAGATTCTTTTACTAAAATGCAAGAACGCAATCCTATGTATTTTATTGAAACTCTTTTAAAAAAATCAAGCCAGATGCTAGGAAAAAAATTAGGAAATTTAAAACCAGACGCGCCTTTTAAAAAAGAACACGAACTGGGCGTTAAAGAAACAATCAAATTAGCAGTTGAAGAAGGTTACGACAGAGCGGTTTTTTCAACGCCTGAAAGCGTTGCATCACATTCGTCTAGCGCGCCAACAAATGTATACAAACAGGCGAACGAATTTGTAAAAAAGTATGCAAAAAAAATCGGCGCAAAGGTGGAAACTGTTACCATGAAAAACGAAAAAGACGGCGAAGAATACAAATTTTTAAGCATACCTATTACGCCGGAATTGAAAGAATTAATACAAAAAATTGGACAACCTATAGTTCAACAACAAAATAACATGGGTATTTTTGCAATGAATGAACCGATGTCAATGGGGATAATGTAGCATGGAACAGAAGAGGGTGTAAAATGGCCACAACAATAAATGATGTTTTTTATGCAACAGATGTAATATCAATGTATAATGCTGCTCGAGATTATGCAATGGATAATTTCGGGGTGAGTCTTGGTAATTCTAGGCAATGGATTGCAGATAATTTGCCAGAAGTCCAACGGATTAAGAACCTGAGAGATGCAGGAGAAGTCGATTATTACGGAAATTATGTGAATGTTCCGAATTACAGTTTTATTACATCTTCAGAAAATCCTATGGGAGCGGTAAATACTTCTCATCCAAGTACTTATGTTAATGTTTCGATAAAAGGAGACTCCGGTAATTTTATAGGTCAGCTAGAACAAGACCCCCTTAACCCGATAACTGCAGAAGGTATTTTATCCGACCCGACAAAATACGCGGGAATATTTCAAGAAACCGCAGAATCAGATGCCGGGCAAAGTGTAAATACCGTACCTTCTACAGAAGAAGTTTTGCCAATAACTCTTCCTGTGAGCGATTCAGAAGTATTTGCTTCTTCTGTTCTTGGTGATATTCGGTCTAGTATTCCTACAAGTGATGGGTTTTCGAATTTAATGACTCCAGTAATTGAATCAGGGTTGTTTGATACTAGCGGTGACACAGGCGGCGTAAACTTTATGCCAACAAATTTAACAGGACAATTTTACGGAATAAATCCAACGACCAATAATGTTGAACTTATGCAAAACATGGAACAAAACCCAATGTTTAGATCGGGGGTCGCAGGGTTTACAGACACCCTTCCAACAGGGTTTGAGTTTGGCGTACCTTTTAGATTTGGTAACCTGCCACAATTTAACCCGCAAACATTTGAAGAGTTTGTTGCACAAAAAGAAGCGGCAGAGTTAGCAAAATTACAAAATACATCAAATAACCCAAGAAGTTTTAAAACTTCAACTCACGGATAATATGACAGAACAAGAAGCGAGGGAGTTACTAGAAAACACCGCATTCAAAAAGTCGGTGGAAACTATTACAAATGAATATTTATCGCAAATAGCAAATAGTGCGGTAGAAGATTTCGAAGGAAGGGAAGAATCCTATCGAATGATAAAAGCATTACAAAAGATTATTGGACACTTTGAAAGCATTGCTTATAACAAAGCTGTCCATAATAGCAAATGGAAATTTTTTTAAAAGGAAAATAAATGAGCGAAACTGTTAACCAAGAACAAGGCATGGAATCGTTAAATGTAGAACAGGCCGCAGGCAAAATCATGAGTTTGATGGATCAAGGAGAGGCATCGCAAGATCAACCTCAAGAGGAACCACAAGAACAAGAAGTTGTTGAAGCCAAAGAAACTGAGGAAGTATCTGAGGAACAAGTCGAGGAACAAACCGAAGCAGAAGAGGCACCTCAACCGGAAACCTATCGTGTAAAAGCGGAAGGCGAAGAGCATGAGGTTACTTTGGATGAATTGGTTAAAAACTATCAGCTTGAAGCCAATGTTCGCAAAAAGATGGAATCTCTTGCACATGACAAGAAAGAGGTTGAATCTTTAAAAGGTGAGTTATCATCGAAGAAAGCGGAGCAAGATGAGGCGTATCAAAAACACACTCAGGAGCGACAAAAGTATTCGGAGTATATAAACCTTATAGACCAGTACCTTCAAGGTCAAAATCAACAAGAGGATCTGTCTGCCCTTAAACAAAGTAATCCAGAGGCTTATTTGATGAAAGTTGCGGAGCAACAAGAAAGGGATAAACAACTAGCAATAATCAGACAAGAACAACACCGCCTTGCTACAGAGCAACAAGCGGAGAATCAAAAGCGTCTTGCACAGCGATTAGAAGCAGAAAAGAAAAAAGTAGCAACAAAACTTCCAGACTACTTTCACCCTGATAAGGGCAAAGAGATCAAGAAGAATTTGCGAAATGTTGCCCTTACAGTCGGTTATACCGATCAAGAGTTAAACGCAACAATAGACAGTAGATTTGCTTTTTTGTGCGATCTAGCCCATGAGGGTTGGAAAGCCCGGCAAGCAAAACCAAAGGTGATGACGAAAGTTAAATCTGCTCCAAAAATGATTAGGAGTGGAGTCACCCCACCTGCTGATGGTCAAAGCCAAAGGATTAAGAAACTTAAATCACAGGCTAAAAAAACTGGCAGCATAAAAGATGTTGCTAATGTTTTTGAAGCCATGTTATAGGAGAACATAATCATGGCAGTATTTTCAAACCATGCGGCGGTCGGTAGTAGAGAAGACTTGCAAGATGTAATTTATTCAATCTCACCTACAGATACGCCTTTCATGAATAGTATTGGTCAAGGTAAGGCCAGTGGAACTTTGCACGAGTGGCAAACAGATGCGCTAGCAAGCGTTAATGTTAGCAACGCCGCTATCGAAGGTGCTGATGCTTCAACAGCAACATTGTCAGCAACCACACGTCTTAACAACCAATGTCAAATTCTACAGAAAACAATTTCTGTTTCACGCACATTAGAAGCAGTCGACAAAGCAGGTCGCAAAAGCGAACAGGCTTACCAGTTGGCCAAAGCCTCTAAAGAAATTAAGCGTGATTTAGAAGCCATTTTGTTATCTAACCAAGTTAAAGACGCGGGTTCAGCGGCTGAAGCCAGAACTTTAGGCGGGCTACAAACGTGGATTAACACGAATGGCGATTTTGCAAGCGCAGGAACAGCCGGTTCATTAGGTTCTACAGCGAGAGTTGATGGAACTGTTGATGGTGCTGAAAGAGCGTTTACAGAAACTATCCTTAAAACAGTGGTTAAAGAAGTGTATGAAGCAGGTGGCGACCCATCTATGCTTCTCGTTTCACCTGCACAAAAACAAGTGGTATCTGGTTTTGCAGGAATCGCGGCGCAAAGATACATGGCTCCCGCTGATGCTCCAACGACTATCATTGGGGCGGCTGATGTTTACATGTCCGATTTCGGAACAATTAGCGTTGTTCCTGATAGGTTTATGCTTGCATCAAACTCAGCAGATGACATCGCATTAGTTTTAGACCCAGAGTTTTTGGAAGTAAATTATTTACGACCATTCACTACAAATGACCTTGCAGTAGCAGGCGACCAAGCCGCTAAACAGCAAATCGTCACTGAGTGTACTCTCGGAGTCTTAAACGAAGGCGCACATGGTATTTGTGCTGATTTAGCTTAACTTAACCTAACAACCTTAGAGGGGGAATTCGTATATCTCCATAAGTACGTTCCATCCCTCTCCCCCTCTTTGGTTTCCTAAAATTATGAATTATAAAAATACTCTGTATCACAAACAAGACGGAGTGTGCATTGTTGAAGACGTACAAGACTGCACCCCGATTATTGAAAAAAATAAAAAAGAATTTAATTCTTTTGATGAAAACGCCCGATGGTCGGATAATTTATTTGGGAACAAAATTGCATCTATACCTTTAACTGTTATAGATGCGTTGAACAAAAAAGGTATTCTGAGAGGCTTTAAAGTGCTTGATGAAAAAGCATTCCGACAATTTTTAAACGACCCAGATAATAGGTTTTTTCGCACACGAACAGGAAGAATATAAATGGCTATCGCAACCTATTCAGACTTACAAAGTTTAGTTGCTAATTATTTAGCAAGAGATGATTTATCAACGCAGATTGTTGATTTTATCAAACTTGCTGAAGTACGCATAAGGAGAGATTTGCGTTTACGAGAAATGCTCACTACTAGCGATTTAACAATAAACGCTTCAAGTGTTGCGATACCTAGTGATTTTTTAGAATTGCGGGAGTTGCACATAGACAGCACCCCAATAACGCAATTAGATTATTTGCCGCCTACAACGTTTTTTAGAACAGCGCGTACAACCGAAACAGGAAAGCCTGTTTTTTACACTATGGACGGCTCTAATTTTGTTTTTGGCCCAACCCCTGACACAACTTACACTGGCAAATTATTGTATTATGCCGCTCCGGATTTTTTAAGCGACAGCAATACAAGCAACACATTTCTAACGATTGCTCCAGATTGTTTGTTATATGCTGCATTAGGTGAATCAGAACCATTTCTAATGAATGACCAAAGATTAGCAGTTTGGGCTAGTTTGTATGACCGAGCAAGAATACAATTAACCTCATCTGATGATAGAGGCGAGTTCAGCGGCAATCCAATGGCAATGAGTGTAACGTAATGGAAAAAGTAACTTTCGGCGAATGGCTTCCCGATCAACCACCAGTAGCGGGTGCGTTAGTTGAGGCTAAAAATGTAATACCACAACAAATTGGTTATGGGCCTTTGCCTAGCATATCAGCTATTAGTAATGATGCTAGTGAAAATTTAAACGGTGTTTTTTCTGGTAGATTTGGTGATACGACAAAGGTTTTCGCTTCTTCTAGCACAAAGTTATTTGAATATAGTTCTAGTAATTTGAACTTAACAAATATTAGCCAAGCGGGCAATTATAGCGCAGGAGAAAGCGGTAGATGGTCTACTGCACAGTTTGGTAAGGTTGTACTAGCCGCAAACGGAGAAGAGATTGTACAGGCTTACACGATAGGAACAAGCAGTAATTTTGCAGATTTAGCAAGTGCCGCACCTACAGCGCATTTTGTAAGTGTTGTGAGAGATTTTGTAGTTTGCGGTAGAACAAATGAAGAACCGAATAAAGTTTTATGGTCAGATATAAACGATGAAACGGACTGGTCAAGCGGGCCAACAAGTCAGTCAGATTTTCAGATAATCCCGGATGGCGGTAATATTGTCGGCATAACCGGGGGTGAATTTGGACTTATATTTTTGCAACGTGGTATTTCAAGAATGACGTATGCGGGCGCACCCCTTTACTTTCAGTTTGATACTATTAGTAGGGGTTTAGGTTGTTTGGAGCCTAAATCTATAGCCCAATACGGAAATTTATCATTCTTTTTATCTGATGATGGATTTTATTTTTGTGATGGTACGAAGGTACAGCCAATCGGTGCTGAGAAAATAGATCGTTTCTTTTTTAATGATGCCGAGTTGGCGTTATTGAATAATATGAGTGTAGCAGTTGACCCTGTGAGAAGATGTATTTTTTGGTTGTACACAAACAATAGTTCAATTCAATCAATATTAATTTACAATTGGCAAATTCAAAGATGGTCAAGAGGCGAAACCACAGCAGATTTTATTGCGAGCGTAGAAACGGAAGGTATTACGCTTGAGTCATTGGATAACTATTCAGCAAGCTTAGATGACTTAGGTATTAGTTTAGATGATAGGTTTTGGGTTGCTGACAACACGTTACTTGCAGGGGTAGAGGATAGAAAAATTGTAGCATTTTCAGGCGCAACTACAGGAGCAGAAATTATAACTGGCGACCTTGTGGGTCAAAATTCTATTATTACCTTAGCAAAACCACAGGTTGATTCAGGTACAGCAAATGTTTCTATTGCAAGCAGAGCGAGATTAGATAGTGAAGTTTCTTTCGGTGCGGTTGCTAGTGCAGATAGTGAGAATAGATGTGCTTTGCGTAGTCACGGCAGGTATCACCGTGTAAAAGTGTCTCCGAGTGGCAACTATACGGCCGCAGTTGGAGTCGACTTAGATATTAAAGCAAGGGGAATGCGTTGAGTCAATATCGTGTTTTACCGTATGCGGGGGGAACCGCAAGACAAATATCGGAAGTTGTCAATAATGCTATGGGTGGTAAAATAAACGCAACAGGCACGATAAACTTAGCGGCAAGTAGTGCAACGGCAACAAGTTTGCCAGATGTAAGAATAAGCACAGATAGCGTTGTTTTGTTTATGCCTACTAACACAGCATCGGCAACATTTATGAATGATATGTTTATTTCAGAAAAAGTAGATGGTTCTGCAACAATATCGCATAGCGCAAACACAGCGGCAAGCGCAACATTTAGTTATTTAGTCATCGGGTGATAAACAAAAAATACATACCACCCGCAGAGTTAAAGTTGTATTGGGAGTATTTACGCCCAAAGTTAGAGTTAGTTTTACGAAAGAGTCCAGAGCAATGGATTCCAGAGGAAATCTTTGCGGACATCCTGAATGGACATTCAACGCTCTGGATTGCTTTCAATGTTGATAAACCAATTGGATTTATTGTTGGTCAAGTACAAAAAGAACAAACATTTCATTTATGGGCGGGGTATTGTGACCCGCATATAGATGATTATGTGAAATGGCACATGATAGAAGAAGTTGCAGAAAAAGTAAGATGTAATAAAATTTCTTTTGAGTCATGGAGAAAAGGTTGGAGTCGCAAAGCGACACGTTTTGGATTTAAACCTAGAAAATATATTAAGGAGTTATTATGAGCGGCGGAGGCGGCACACAAACTGTTTATCAAAAATTAGACCCGGCTCAAGCGCCATTTGTTGAATATGGCTTAGAGCAAGCAAAAGAACAATATCAAACGTCAGATATGCCATCATTTTATCCCGGCGATACTTTTGTTGGCCCGAGCGAACAAACGCAAGCAGGATTAGATGCGGCACAAAATAGAGCGGTTATGGGTAGTCCATTAATACCTGCGGCGCAACAACAAGTGTTTGATACTATATCAGGCGACTATTTAACAGCCGATAACCCTTATTTTACTGACGTATTTAATACAGCGTCTGATGCTGCTCAACAAAAGTATTTCGATGCTATGAATCAAATTAATTCACAAGCATCTATGGCAGGGCGTTATGGTTCAGGGGCAATGGCAGATTTACAAGACCGGGCAACGAGTCAGTTTGCTAGTGCTTTAACAGATACAGCAGGACAACTTGCCTTTGATAATTATGCAAGAGAAAGACAAAATCAACTTGCCCAAACACAATTAGCACCTTCTATGGCAGCACAAGATTACGCAGATATCGATAGGTTGTTAAAACTGGGGCAGGCAGCAGAAGGGTATCAAGCTATGGCGCTAGAAGACGACATCAACAGGTTTAATTTTAATACTAATTTACCTCAACTCAAATTGCAACAGTACCTTAACGCCGCATACGGCGCACCGATGGGTCAAGTTCAAACAGTTCCGGTTCCAAGAACCAACCCAATAGCAGGAGCGGCAGGTGGGGCTATGTTAGGAGCGCAATTAGGAGGCCCTTATGGTGCTATCGCAGGAGCTGCGTTAGGCGGATTATTTAGTTAAGGAAAAATTATGTCAGCATTTAATTTTAATGATTTATTAAATCTGTTACAAATGAATCAGTCATTTGGCACGGGTGGAAGTCAAGGTGGAAATTTATTAGGGTTACCAACACCCGCACGTTCGCAACCTAACCTTAATCCTACTCTTGACCCAAGATCGAGCATGGTAACTTCGGATTATACAACAGTGCCAACATCTAATTACAACCCATATTCACCGCAAGGGCAAGGTACAAATCAGCCTTACGCTCCCAATTTTAGTCAAAGTAAAGGATTGATGCCAAGCGGGCAAAGCCCACAACAGGGTATATTAGGCAACATTAATCAATTTATGATGAACCCATCAACCGCAATGGCTATTGGTTTATTACAGCCCACCAAAGGCGGTTCGATTGGTGAGGCTCTAGGTGGCGGGTATCAAAACCTGATGGCTCAAAACTTAATGAACCAAAAATTAAAACAACAGCAATTCGCTAACTTGTTAGGAGCTGGAGGTTTGATGGCTCAATTAGGCAAAACAACAAATCTAACAATGATGCAAGATGAAAAAGGCGACACCATACCGGTGGCAATGCGTAATAATAAAATGATAAACTTAACGACCGGTTTACCCGTAACTGATATATCTAAATATAAACCTATACAAAATCCCGCTGTTTCAATTAGCCAAGGTGGGAAAAGTCCTTTCGCAACTCGTGGGTTTGACATAGTGGATGAACTAGATAAAAGAGCGTTAGGTATGCCGCGAATGTCTTTGCGTAGATTAGATGACATGGAAGCGTTGTTGCCTAAAATGTTTACAGGTCCATTAGCGAGACAAGAAATGGCCTTCAACGAGGGTTTACAAGCACTTGATCAGCTAGGTGCATTTTTTGGCTTAAAATTTAAATTCGCTGACGCTGAAAGCACAGACAGAGTAGCGAACACTAGAACATATATTAATCAATTAGCGCGGGCAGGTTTAGAAGCGAGGGCACAGCTTAAAGGTCAAGGTTCGATAACAGATAGAGAAACAGCTACACTTGAAGCGGCAAATCAAGCTGACTTCGCTATGACAGAAGAAAGTATTTTAAAACTGATAGACGAATTACGATTAGTTCAATTTGATTCTATCCATGTTAATAGACAGAAATTACAAAAATTACAATCAATTATACCTCGCATAAATCCAGAAGACCGCGGGTATTATGAGGACGAATACAAACGATTATTTGCGCTGTCACGGTTGCCGCCAGATTTAGAAAACCAATATGCCGCGTTTGTCGAACTCTATGTCGAAGGTAGGGGAAGATAATACGATGGATGCGAAAAAATATACTAGACAAGAATTACAAGACATACTGGATGGCGTTAAAAAAGTATTGCCCGACGGCTCACTTGTTGATACTGGCAAAAAATTAAAACTGCGTGAGAAACCGCCGGCTGAAACTATATACGCTGATAAAGAAATTAAAGATTTAGTACCTAACATCAAAGCGGGTGTGTTTGCTGACCCTGATAAATTGGTGCAGTTTTTATCTAAATTAACAGGCGAAAAGGTTTTTTTACGCAATGGCCAACCTGTTTATCGCAAGGGCGCAACCGAAGGTTTAACAGGAAGAGGGCAACTATACAGCGTGTTACCGCAAACAGGAACATCGAGTTACGCTAGAGCCGCACCTAATTTAATAGCAGATATCCCTGCAGTAGCAACAGGCACAGCTACAGCACCTTTGATGATGTCTCCGGCAACAGCACCTATTTCTATGGCCGCAACTGGAGCGGCAGGTGCAGGCGCGGATGTTTTAAGACAACAATTAGAAAATTATTTATTGCAACCAAAAAACAAAGGCATTGCCCCCGCAGGTCCAATAGACAAAAGTAGAATGGCTACAACAGGGGTGTTAGATGCGGGCGCTCAATTAATTCCGGGAGCTTTTAACCTTTTGCGGAGTTTAACAAAAAATATAGACGTTAATAAACTCGACCCAGTAGCTATGCAAAGACGTATGAACTTATCAGAAAAATATGATATTCCTTTGGCCGTTGGCGAAAAAACGGCATTACGAAGTGCGAAGAATTTACAAAATGCTTTGGGGAGATATTCGGAATCAGCCGATACAATGGGTGAGTTTTATCGAAGGCGTGAAGGAAAAACCGAAGATGCTATAGGCAAACTAATCAACGATTTGTTCGGGCAAAGAAGCAGAACCGATGCAGGTGATATAGGTCAAGACGTAGTGAGTGTTGGTGAATCAGCTTTACAAAAAGCTAAAGATGCAAGAACACAAGCTACCGAAGGGTTATATAACAAAGCCGCAAAAACCGCTGACCCAGTAATGGTTGCGCCAACAGTAAGATTAATTGATTCTATGATGAATGAATTTTCTCAAACAGCGCCAGAGCGAGACATACTAAGAAAAATAAAAGGTATGTTGAAAAAAACAGTCATTACAAAAGACCAAGACGGCAACAGAATTGAAGAAGTTGTTCCCGAAACAGATTTTACTAGAATAAAAAACGCTAGAGATACATTCGCCAAATACTTTGAAACAGGTATTGGGGCTACTTTAAAAAGCCCAATGGATGCTAGAATAACTGCTATAAGAGAATCCTTAAATGATGCTTTAAAAAGGTCGTCAGGTGATGGTTCTTTTGAATTAGCGCAAAAAACGTTTGCGGAGTTTTCAGAACCGGTTGAAGGTTTAATTAAATTACAACGCAAATATAAAAACTTACAATCGCCGGAACAAATTGTTAAGAAAATAGCATTAAGCGAACCATCTGTAATTAAAGATATAGCTAACATGATAAACGCTGAAAATCCACAGCTATATAAAGAAGTGAAAAAATCGGTAATGCAAGGTTTCTTTGAACAAGCGTTTACGCGTAGTGTAAAAGATGCAGACAACGCCGTTGACAGAGGCGGTATATTTTCTTTTGCGACATTAAAAAATAAAACAAATAGACCAAAACTTAAAGCGTTATTAACAGAGGATGAATTTAAAGCGTTTGATGAATTAACAGACTTGTTAGCAATCGCGGGTTCTGTAAATAAAACAGGCGCGCAAACAGCGTTCATGATAGATGAAGGCGAAAGAATTAAATATGGACCTATGGAAAGAGCATTAAGGCAGATAAGATTTGATGCTCCTTTGCAAGTTATAGGAAGAATCGCTGATTCAATTTTGATGGGTGATCATGCGGATAAATTAGCTAAAGCAGTTGTTGACCCTGAATCACACAGAATGTTAAGAGAAATTGTGGCTATCAGCGACAACGAACCAAGGGTTGTGGCTTTAATATCGCAATTGCTTAACAAGATTTTACAAGATAATTTTCAGGAAGCAAGATTCCAAGAAGCTAGTCAGTAAAGGATAGAAAAGTGGCAAAAACTAAAATATCAGAATACAACGCAACCGCCTCATCTAACACAGATATTGACGGAATTAACTTAGCAGAGGGAATGGCTCCTTCTCTGGTCAATAACAGCATTAGAGAATTAATGGCACATTTAAAAGACTTTCAAAGTGGGTCAAGTGCCGATACCCTTACATTAGGTGGAAAACTCACTGTTAATGCTTCTGCGGAGTTAACCGCGGGTTTAACTGTTGATGGGGCTTTTTCTGCGACAGGAGAATTTAGCCCAAGTGCTTTAACTACATCTTTGCTTACAGTTACGGGCGGTACAATCAATGATGTGGTTATTGGAAACTCCTCTCCCAATGCAGGTACATTTAGCATCATCACTGCAACTACAAAAATTAATGGCCCTGTTTCTGCAGATTCCATATTGGGTACAGTTATATCTGCTAGTAATGTTTTTTCTACTAATTTTCACGGAAGTTATAGCGGTAATTTAACAGGTAATGTTAATGCAGCGGCAGGAACTTCAAGTTTCACAAACGTGGTGATAAACGGCTCCTTAAATATGGATGCAGCGACAACTGCTACAATTACGGGGCTGTCTACACCAGTTAATGCTAGTGATGCCGCAAGTAAATCCTATGTTGATACAGAAATAGCAGGGTTAGTTGATTCAGCACCCGGGACATTAGACACGTTAAATGAACTGGCGGCGGCATTAGATGACGACCCAAATTTTGCCACCAGTATTGCTAATAGTTTGGGAACAAAATTAACCCTAACCGGAGGCTCAATGACGGGTACTCTCCACATGGGCGGCAACACAATATTAAACATCGGTTCCGCAAGCACAACGTCCGGGGCAATCAATAAAGGGCAGATGGAAACCCAAGATGCTCTTAAATTAAGCCTTACAGGCGGGACTATGGGTGGCGACATCGCTATGGGCGGTAATCGTGTAACTGGATTAAACGAAACCCCATCAGCATCAAGCCACGCAACAAGCAAGGCTTATGTTGACAATATATTGGGAAGTGCGACATCAGCGGCAAGCAGTCAAGCGGCGGCAACAATATCAGCGGCATCTGCTCAATTATCTGCTCTTGCGGCGGCATCATCAGAATCGAATGCTTCAACACAAGCAATCAATGCGGCAAACTCAGCATCAGCGGCAGAAGCACATCTCGATAGTTTCCAGGATATATATCTGGGAAGTGCATCGAGTGATCCCAGTACCGATTTAGATGGAGATGCTTTGACAGATGGCACTTTGTACTTCAACACTACGCAGAATAAGCTAAAAGTATTTTCTGGTAGTGCATTTAATGATGCGGCATTTGATGTGGGAACCGCAGTAACTTCTTTTTCTATACAAGGTGGAGCGGCACAAACTGGAGCAATTACACTTACAACAGCAAACATCACAACGCTTGCATCAAATACATTCGAGCCGAAAGGCGAATCAACAACACAGGCCGTAGCAATGGCTTTAGTTTTCGGAGGATAATATCATGGCATTAGTTGGCCAACCAATCGAGATAGGCACTAGCTCAACGACTTTAATGACAGTCCCTGCCACGCTAGAAGCGTCTTTACACAGTTTATTAATATCAAACCCTACTGGTGGGAATTTAGATGTAACTCTTTCTTTTTTCGATTCGGGTACATCTTCTGAGCTCAGTTTATTAACACAGACTGTAACATCTGATACCACGTTAAAAGCATTTGATGCTCCTATAAATATGGCGGCAGGAGATAAAGTTAATGCTAGTGCTTCTGGAACAGGCTTAGTTGCTCTTGTAAGTAGGTTTGAAAATAGTTCAACTCCCGCTGAGGTTGGTTTCACAGCAAGAGGAAACTACACCGCAACCACAACGTATGCTGTTAATGATGTTGTCTTTTTAGAAAGTGATAGTAATAGTTATTTATCCAGAACAGGTTCTAATTTAAACAACATACCCAGTAGCAACCCGAATAACTGGCAGGTGTTTGGTGCCGTGGGTCAGACAGGGAGTATTTCTGCAAACCCAACCTTAGTAAACCCAGTCTTATCTGGAGACTTTACAACTTCCTCTGGTAATTTTGACATTGACCCTGCGACACAAATTGTTGAGATTAAAGGTAATGGCTCAGATACAGAAGGACAGATAAAATTAAACTGTCATGCTAATTCACATGGTCAAACAATCAAAGCACAACCACATTCTGAGGGTGAAACAAATACAATGTTATTGCCTAAAGGCGCAGACTCAACTTTAGTTAGTGAAGTTGGCACTGCTAGTTTAAGCAACAAAGTTTTTGACATTGTAAGCGATACAAAAGGTGATGTAAGAGATTTACAAATAAGTCAATCGAGTGGGTCAACATATACTCTTACTACAAATGACACAGGTCAAATGGTACGTTTAAATTCTGCGGGCATACAAGCACTTATTCCCTCAAGCACGTTTGATGCGGGTGACATTGTAAGTATAATGAATACCACTTCGACTACTGGTTCCATAACTTCCCAGATTACAATGCACGTTGGCGGTGGTGTTTCTGCTACTGGAACGGCAACTCTAGGAATTAATAACATAGCAAATATTTATTTTGTCAGTGCAGACGGCTGTATCGTAACTGGGGGGGCTAGTTAAATGACAGCACCGCATCAAAATTTGTTAGGCACTACTGGGGCAGCAGCAGAAGAAGAAACAGATCCTAATTTCAATCAGACTGTTTTATTAGTACATGCCGATGGCAGCAATGGTGGGCAGAACAATACGTTTGTAGACAGTTCTTCTAGTGGTCATTCAATTACTAGAAATGGTAATCCAACACAAGGTACTTTCAATCCATTTTTAGGTGATGGGTATTATAGTGTTTATGCTGACACTGGAGAAACTAGTTATCTTGCATACACAGCATCTTCTGATTTTGCATTTGCTACTGGAGATTTTACAGTAGAGTTTTTTGTTAATTTAGGAATTATTAGTACTGGCTTACAAGACTTTTTTGGAACATATACAAGTGCAGGGTCTGGAACAGGTTGGGCAGTTCAAATGAATGGTGATAACCTTGAATTTGCTGTTGCTAATGGTGCTTTTACTCAATATGACTGGAGTAGTAGAGAAGTAAGGGTTTGGTATCACGTAGCAATAACAAGAGAAAGTAGTGTTGTGCGATATTTTATTGATGGAACTGAAGTAATGGAACAAACAACGGGAGGAGACGATAATATTACCAACGCAGGAAATTTGCATATTGGAAACATGGGTGGATTAACAAACAGACATACAGAGAGAGATTTTCTGAGTAATATAAGAATTATTAAAGGAACAGCTCTTTATAATGCTAGTTTTACAAAACCTTCAAGCCCTTTAACTTTAACTTCTCAAGGTGCAACCTCTTCTGAAGTTAAATTATTAGCTTGTGGTAATAATAAATTTACTGAACTTTCGTCTTCTGCAAGAACACCTGCTGTTACAGGAACACCAAAAGTAATTCCTTTCAGCCCCTTTGCACCAACAGCAAGTTATTCCGAATCGGTACATGGTGGTAGTATGGCTTATAATGTCACGGACAGTATTCACGATCAATATTTAACGATAACTGACGATGGTTCGTTTAACCCCGGCTCTGGTGAATTTGAAATTTCTTTGTGGGTATACCCCACAAGTTTTGTCGCAAGTCCGGGCGGGCCAAATTATTTTAGTAGAGGTGACCTTACTGATACTGGTTCTCCTTTTATAAGTATACAAGGTAAACACGGTACGGGTAATAGTTCTGAAGTTGATTTTTATGGTGGTGGCGATTTAGTAACATCATCTAATAATATATTTCTTCATCAATGGAACTATATCAGAGCCAGAAAAACATCATCACAAAAAAGTTTATTTATAAATGGAGTTGAAACAACAGGCGCAAATGTTACTGGGGTTGGGGCGGGTGCGTCCCCTTTTGTTGGTATAGGAGCGCAGACGTATGAGCCAACTAATGACGGTAGACAAAGTCATGGGTATCTTTGCAATATACGTTATGTAGTTGGTTCAGTTGGTACGGAAAGTGGCATTCCAAATGCACCATTAACATCTACCGGAACAGACACAGAATTACTTTTAAACTTTACCAACGCAGAAATCATCGACAGCACGATGAAAAATAATTTAGAAACTGTGGGTGATGCACAAATAGATACGAGTATTAAAAAGTTTGGTACTGGAAGCGTAGAATTGGATGGTACTGATGATACAGTTGTTTCGCCAGCATATCACTCTACATTATTCGATATTGGTAATGGAGCATTTACTATTGAATTTTTTGTATATAGAAGGGGAACTGGTCAACAAACATTGATTATGTTAGGTACTGGCGATGGTAATACCGTGGGTCTCAACTTTTTTTGGTCAAGCGTTCTTCAAATTTATAATGGTGCTAGTCCACAGGCGGTTGCAATAGATGCTGATGTTGGAAGCCTAGCGCAAAATCAATGGGTATATGTGGTACTGCAAAGAGATGCAAGTAATATTTCTGTTTATGTTGATGGAACTCGTACTGACAATTTCGCAAACTCAACAACATGGAGTGCCTTGAATCGTGTCAGTTTAGGTAAACATTTAAATGGCACAAACGAATTAAACGGCTTGTTAGATGAAGTAAGAATTACACGAGGGATCGCCCGTTATTCCGGTACTTCAATGACAGTTCCCACTAAAGCGCATCCAAATAGATAGGAGATAAAATGTATATCGCACAAATGAATGGAAACACGATTGTAAAAATTGATCATTATAGACATTGGTTTAAGAACGTGCCTAGTGATGAAACACTTGCTAGAAGAGGTTTTAAAAAGGTCAATAAGTTTTTGCCGCACAATAACCTTACACAAAAATTAGAAGGCACAAACCCTTTCGTAGATGGGAATTTTGTTACCACAGTAAAAGTTGTTAATTTAACTGCGGACGAAATAACTGCAAACAAAGCCAGTAGTCTTTCACAAATACGTTCACAACGTAATCAGTTATTGAATGATACAGACTGGAGTCAAGTAACGGATAGCACAGCTAACAAATCTGCATACGCTAGTTATCGAGTAGAGTTAAGAAATGTTCCTCAAAAAATTGTTAACGATAACGCTGACCCAAGAACGTGGACAGATTGGCCATCGCTGAGTTTGGAGGGTGCTAGTGCAGGTGCTTAAAATAAATAATGGTAATCCTTATGTTTACTCGCTGAAAAATAATAAAAGTGAAAATTTATCGCAAAACGAGTTTAAAAAAATTTTATTAGAATTAGAAATAAAGCGGTTAGAAAATGAATACAAGCGAACTGGATAAACGATTGTCAACGCACGAAGCAGTTTGCTCTGAGCGTTGGCTAGAAATACTTTCAAGGGTTAGACGGCTAGAAATGATATTAATAGGTTCGTTCGGCTCAATAATAATTATTTTAATCACGATTATCTTAAAATTACAATAATGGTTATAACAAATGATAGACCCAATAACGGCATTGAGCGCCGCAAGTTTAGCTTTCAATGGTGTAAAAAAAGCAATTCAGGTGGGTCGGGACATGGAGGATATATTCAGGCAATTATCCACTTGGAGCGGCCATGTTTCTGATTTGCAGGAATGGATGGGCCAAGAGCGAAAGTTTAAAAAACCTACGCTTTGGCAAAAATTAACGTGGGATAAAAGCGAAACAGCAGAAGCGTTTGATGAACTTATTGCAAAAAAGAAAATTAAAGAGATGGAAGACGCAATCAAACATGAATTTACATGGGGAAAATTGCACCATCTTGGCATGGATGGGCCTTACGGATATAGGGCCTTCATTAAAATCAGACGCGACATTAGAGCCAAACGTAAAGCCCAAATATACAATCAGATTCGAGCGCGTAAACGGTTTTTTTATAACACAAAAATGGGTGTGGCAATTGGAACCCTCGTATTAATATTAATTTGGTTATTACACTTTGCATATACAGCAATCACGGAGGCAAGTAAATAAATGTTAAATTTAATTGGTTCATTATTGCCAATTGGCGAGAAGCTTATCGATAAGGTTATTCCCGATCCCCAAGCCAAGGCAAAAGCCTTAAAAGAATTAAAACAAATGGAACAAACTGGCGAACTAGCCAGACTTTCAGCGGAACACGCGAATACCGCATCGGCAAGGGAAAGAGAAATTAAGGTGGCGACCAGTGAGTTTGCGCCTTTTATAAACAAAATTATCGTTCCGTGTCTTGCAATTCTTATTGTGCTGCTTACATTCGGTATGATGACAGCAATATTATTTTTAGATATTACAGAGGGCAAAAGTTATGAAATTGCTCTTTATATCTTAGGCTTGCTTTCAGGAGCATTAATGAGTTGCATTAACTACTATTTTGGTTCCAGTACAGGCTCAAAAGAAAAGAGCAGAGAGTTACAAGAAATTATGGAAAAGAAAGAACCTAATCTGAAAGGATGAAAAATGGCAAATTTAACAGTTGCACAACAAAAAAAATTAGTAAAAGAATTAAGAAAAGCTTCTGCCTTACATAAAGGTCAAGCTGATCTTATTGAAAAAACGATGAAAAAACAACAAAAGAAAAAATGAACTACGGCAAATACTTTAAAGAGTCGGAATTTGTTTGCTCCCATACTGGCAATATTGCCATGCAACAACCTTTTCTTGATCAGTTGAATGTTTTACGTGAAACCTATGGTAAACCGCTGAGAATAACTTCTGGATATCGAGACCCAACACACCCGATAGAAGCTAAAAAGAAAACCCCCGGAGCGCATACTACCGGGCAAGCGGTTGATTTGGCTGTCTCCAGGGGTGATGCTTACAATTTGTTGGTTATTGCCTTAAATATGGGTTTTACAGGCATCGGAATCGCTCAGAAGGGAAATGGCCGCTTTATACATTTGGACACGCTCACGGCCTCCTCATCGCATCCTAGACCAACTATCTGGTCTTACTGAGTCGGGCCACCATCACTTTCTTTATTATATCTTTACAAAAAAAGGTGTAACCCAACTCTTCCGCTTCTTTCAGAAAATCCCGCAAAGGGGCATTTAAAATCTCCTCTTCGATTTGCAGGAGTTGTTGTTCAGTTTCGCTTATTTTGCTCTTCTTCAACATTGTTCAAAAAGATGTTTATTGTTGGTTTGCCACCCCTCGCCAACACACCTTGTACAATACCTGCCATTACAACAGCATTCAAGTTTAAGGTTAGACCGCCTTTATTGTTTATAAAAACAGCACCAACATTGTGATTAGCGTATTTTATCTCCTCACCGTCTTTGTACGGCAAACCCGCATTTGCTGTAAATTGAGGTTTTTGTTTTGTTTGCTCCCGGCGTGGTTCGTCATAATCGCCTTGTTTCCTCCTGTAATAATCATTCATATTATTTTCCTTGGTTATTGACATCATCTATCCATTCAAAATTCAACATCATACATTGGGTATCAATCCATTCGGGACTCCTTTCTATTTGTAAAATGGCCTCATACTTATTTGTTGTTTGGGCAACACCTTGTTCAAATGCGGCAACCCTAACGTTTTCTAACACTTTTAAAAAATCGGTATAAATTAAATACGTTCCAAATAAAGGTATTAAACAAGCTAAACCGACAAATACCTTATTCATTAAACTGCACCCAAGTATCTGTTTTCATAAGTTTTTCTTTTTCAATTTCAATCAAAGTGTTGAACCGATCAACTTTTTCAATTAAAGCCTCTCGTTCTGAATTATCAAATTTATGAGTCAGTACAACAAGTTGATGGTCAAAAGGCACTTCCTCACAATAGCTGACAAACTCACAAGTTTTTGTCCCAACAATAAAAGATTGTGCAAGCATCTGATAGTAATAAGCAGTCTTAACTTCCTTGGTTGATATCACCTCATAATGACCTGCAACGCGAGGGCATTTAATTTCTACAACAGACTCAATTTTTTTTGTGTCGGAGTCATAGACTATGCCATCTGGACTTGCACCAAAAAACGACATAGCCTTATGGACAAACAACCCGCATTTATCAACGTATAAGGTTTTGCCGACTTGTGGAAAGTGATCTAACAAAGCATCAGCAAACCTTAACATTGCTTCGGGTTCTAATTTAACCCCCCGCGCTATGTCAGCGTTTTTGTCAGCTAAATCAATTTGGTCGCCATAAATCCTTTGTAATTCCGTTAAAGATAATTCTTGTAATTGAACCCGCTCCGAAGCCTTAGAAATTACATAAGACTGTTGGGTTTTTGTTAGTTTATCTTTATCTACTTTCGCCCTAGGTTCAGCAAACAAAACGCCCACATCACTTGCGGTTATACGACCCAACCTTCTATACCACCAATCAAAAGAACGCTGACTCACGCATATTTCGTTTTCATGAATCATTATTGTTCCCCCGTTTTTCAAGGTTTTGTGTTCTTATTGCTTGTAGTTTTTCCATAACATTGTTAGGAGTCTGTCCATGTTTTTGAACGTATTGAGGTGTTTTAGCTTGTGGGTCAATAGCTGACTTGCTTTGATCAAGTTGGTCAAGGTCAACATCGCCGCCGTTCTTAGGGTCATATTCTACTAACCCTAATAAACTGACCCACAAATAACGCCTCGCATAAGTCATGGAAGCGCCTATCGATTGCATCGGGGAAGAACCTTTTAAATGAGAATAATCAATAGGGCAAGTAGTTGTAACATAACTGCCGCTTTGTTTGTCGATAACTGTTAACGAAGCCTCTGTAGGGCTAAAATTTTCAACATAAGATAATCCGTTTTTTCTAAGGCTTTGTATCAAAGCAGGCATAAAATCTACTAATTGATAGTATTTAAAACCTTGATATTTATTTTCACCGGACATTTCCTTTGAATTAACTAGAACTTCTTCCCGAACGGCCATTAACTGTTCGTGTACTCTAACGTTGATTTTAACTTTTTCTGGGACTGTCATAATTACTCCTCGTTTGGTTTTGTGTAATAGCTTAAAAGCATGTGGTCTAACAGAGAAACGGCTTGCAAAATTGTTTGATACATTTCACCATCTTTTTTCTGCAAAGTGCGAACATCGCAATGGGTGTTACCCGCTACTGTAATGAACAGAGGGCAATTTTCCTCATTATCAAACACCATATAAACGTCAACAGGCTTGTCATTAACGGGGACAAATAAACTGCCCCAAAAGGTTGCTATAAATTTGCAATTTATATCATCAGCCACAGAGTTAGCGCCCCATTCAGGGTAAGAACGACGGCCATCGCTATCATTTAATCGCTTATTGAAAGCCTCTAGTTCGTGTTGCCTTTGTTCCTCAATATCTTTAATAAATTTGTTGGTTTTACGTTTAGTTGCCATAATCACTCCTTTTTAATGTATGATTTATTATATAAAAAAAATAAACAAAAATAAACTTTTCTTAAAAAAAATAAAGTAAACTTTTCATTATGAAAAAAGAAAACAATAAATTATGCATACGCAAGTTTGATTTATCAATTGTTGAACTGGCGCAAATGTGCAACGTTACAAGGGCAACAGTATCTAAGTGGTTTAAAAATAATGATATTGTCGTTCCTTCAAAATATTGCCCAATGTTAAGAATCAAAACGGGTGTACCTTTAAGGGATTGCAACCCTGAAGTTTTTACACAAGAATGGGTTGATTTTGAAACGAAGCATTGGAATAATAAGTGACGTTATCTCAACGTAGCCAACTCAGATGGAAAAAGTTAGGTTATCTTGTAGCAAACGTTGAAAAGTACAATGCCTTTACGAAAACGCGGCACGACTTATTCGGTTGTATTGATTTGCTTGCTATCGGCAATAAAGAAACTATTGCTATTCAAACAACAAGCAAAAATAATATGAGTAGTCGTATTCGTAAAATTGAAGATGCAGAGGCTTTGACTGTTATGTTACAAAGTGGTTGGAGAATTGTAGTTGAAGGTTGGTTTAAAAGTAAAAACAGATGGGAAGTGAAGGAATTTGAGTTTTAACGTACTCCACACGATAGCAAGGGGTAAAGGTTGCCCGCGTGGAAGGAAAGACCTACCAGACCCACCTTCGGGTGGCGGTGCAACTCCGTAAGTTCTGGCGACTGGCGTGAACTGTATGGTCGAGGGGTTAGGCGTAAAGCCTAAGTGATACAGTACCCGCAAGGGGGTGAAGCCTATCCGTCAATCTACTCTCTATGGGGGTAGGGGGGCGTTTGGGTGAAATTCATATTTTTTATAACAAGGAGATGATATGGATATCGAATTAGAGTTTGAAATGTTGTGGAAGGTTGTTGACAAAAAAACGGCTAAACAAGTTGCAAAAAAAGCGTTTATAAAAAACTTTAGGGCATTGTATTTATTTGCCCGTAGTAAAAATAAAACCATCGCCCAAATTTATAGTGATTGGAAAAAAGGTGAGTATATAACAAGAAATTTGTTAGACGAAGAAGGCGCTATTGATAAAAAAAAGTTGCAGTTTGTATGTCATCTAGCTACATGGTTGAATGGTCATAGGTGGGAAGACGAACATTATATCCCTGAACCGGAAGAGAAGGATTTATGGTTTAACTCATCAACGGGAATAATAGAAATGGGCAAATCGTTAGGAATTGAATATATCGAAGACGAAGAGCCGTTTCCTGTTTTTAAGAAAAAGGTACTCAGCAAAGTTAAACAAAAGTTCGGAACGTTAAAAGGGGATGAAAATGAAATACTTTCTACTAGACACTGAGGACGGCAAAAAAAAGGCCGTTGAATCGATTATCAATTGTCCTGAAAATTATGTTTGCACAATTGAACCTAGGAAAAGAACTATTGAGCAAAACAGATTATATTGGGCAATACTTAAAGAAATTGAAGAACAACATTCTGTCTCTGGCGTAAAATATCGAGCCGCCGCATGGCATGAAATGTTGAAAAAAGCATTATTACCATCTAAAATTGAGCAATTACCAGATAGCACAGAAACAATTGTTTATAAAAGCACAGCGAAACTTAACAAGGAAGAATTTAGCGAGTATATACGCGAAATAGAACAATATTGCAGAAATGAAAACATAGTCATTGATCACTTATTAGAAGAAATGCCTTATGCCAACGCAAATGTTTCGGAATAAAAAGTTGTTAAGGTTTGCACAAGACGCGCCTTATTGTTTTTGTTGTGGTAAAAATAATGATGGTACTATTGTTGGCGCACACAGCAACCAGTTACGTGATGGCAAAGGCAAAGGTATAAAGGCTCATGATTACCGCGTGGCTTTTGTTTGTCATAACTGCCATTTCGAAATAGATCAGGGGAAAAAATCAAAAGAAGATAAAAAAGAATTATGGGAAGATGCTCACCGGCAAACGATTGGTTGGTTGTTTAATTCTGGTAGATTAGAAGTGAAAACCCCCAGTCTATATGAATGAACATAGAAGATGCCCTACATAATTGGTACTTGTACCTTAAAAGTTTACCGGACGGCGGTCCTCATGTAGATACAACGTGTAGGAGCATTGAACACAAATACACGCCAGAGGCGGGGGAGGTTTTTGATGAAGAAACAAAAGAAACAGAATTTTTCGATATTGAACAAGCTGAACGAATGGAAGAACTGGTTTGTAAACTTCCTAAAGAACTTAAAAAAATAATCGTTTATCGGTATGTTAAATGCAGGCAACTTTCAAAATCACAGTTAGCCGGTCGGTTGAAAATGGGAAAATACGCATTTGAACAAGGTTTATTTTTAGCAAAAACTATTTTAAAGAAAGGTTACTATGAGTGAAAATGAATTTACAATAACCCCGATGAATATCGAGCCACCTTCTAACCCTTTAGCCAATGAGTTGACAGAAA